GTACATCTAGGTACCCTTCTTTTTCTTCCAATGTTTTAATTCATTGGAATCATCGCGAGTACGGCTTTTGGTTTTAACACCAGCAGCTTTCTCAGCGGAATGTTTCCCGAGGAGATGACCAACGGGTTGCGTGTTTTGGTTGACCACACGCGAGTCACGGTTCTTCTTAGCTTTGCGGCGACGGATTTTGCCGGTTATGCTTAGATTTTCCATTTCTGGAATTGGCGCTACGGGGTCAGTGACGATAATAACATCGTCGACGACCACCATCGAATCGGGGGGTGCTATCGCTTCAACCCGCTTAGAAAAGCGGGGAGCATTTAACGCTTCCTCGACAGAGTTGATCTTTCCAACCCAATCAAGAAAGTCACCTGTGCTAAAATCAGGCAGTTGCGGTGAAAACAACGCATGCGCCCAATCTGCATTGGTGCTTTCATACTGGACATTTTCGTCAATAGCGAAAGGCATCCACTTATTATCCAAATTCTTAAATTTGAACGTCGGTGGAAGCAGTTCGATAACTCGACGGAGATAGTCTCCTATGATCGGGCTGTCTTTATCAGACAGCCAAGCCGAATACGCCTTGTCAAAAAGCTTTGACGCAGCAGAAATGTTATCCGGCATGGTGACGGTGGTGTGAAATTTAGACATGAGACGCGCAAAACTACAGACGTTTCTGTGATTGCCGCTCCAAACATCGGGCCCATAATGTCTGGATAGGAATGTAATACCTATCATGCCTCTTTCCTTAACCTCAATGGTCAGCTTTTGGCCGACCATTTTAGCAGCAGCCATGTAAATGTTGGGATCAACATCAGCAGTGACACCATCATCTCCTCCGTAAATGCCAAGCTTACGCCAAGCAACCGGGGGAGTGTGGTATGTTCCAGTTAGTGGATCAATCGTCATTCTAAAACACAGGAACGCAACAAATGCGTTGTCAACCGTGTTAAATGGCGACGTTTCCGGTGAACCAGAAAGACGTCCAAGGTCTGTGCAATAAGTCACACCGAACCGAGTTCGCCCTTTCAATCCCTGCTGTGATCGGAGAAGGTCCAAGAGTTGGTCATGATAACCAGGAAGGAAGCTTGCCATCATAATCTGGCGCTCCAACTCTCTTAGAACGGCTCCGACCCGTCCATCCATTCTGCTAAAATCCGTATTAGCAGCATTCTTCACCGCTTCCGAACAGATCCTTGCAACTGAATGGCTCAAATCAATTGGCGATTTGCCAAAAGCAT